GCAGCTTGTTTAGCAGCATCAGCTTGTTTAGCAGCAGCTTGTTTAGCAGCATCAGCTTGTTTAGCAGCAGCTTGTTTAGCAGCAGCAGCTTGTTTAGCAGCAGCTTGTTTAGCAGCAGCAGCTTGTTTAGCAGCAGCTTGTTTAGCAGCAGCTTGTTTAGCAGCAGCATTAGCTTGTTTAGCAGCAGCTTGTTTTGGAGCACCGCCAATTTGTGAATAATCTAAATATTTAAGATCTAGATATTTTTGTTTATATTTAATGTACTTTTGATAATATACATCATCTAAAATATTCATATATTTAATATATAATATATATTAAATATATTTAAAAATAATAATATTCTTCTGTCTTAGTAAAAATTATAATTTTTTTAATTGATCAAGTTCAGCTTTTAAAGTTTTAAAAAAATTTGGTATTTCTTTATCAAAATCTAATCTATTTTTATTTAATTTTTTCAATATGTCTACATTTAGTTTTTTTAACTGATCGTGTTGTGATTGTAATGCTTTAATAATTTCTGGTATTCCTTTATAAAGCTCTGCTGCACGTTGTTTTTCATTTAGTGTTTTAAATAATTCATTAAGAACCTTTATATGAGTTTCTATTGTAGCTAAGTCATTAATAATATTTATATGCTTTACAATTTTTTCATAGATATCTTTAGCGTCTTTAGGATTTTGTGAAGCCCATTGTATATTTTCTGTTATTTTTTTTATTATAATATCTATTCTTTTTGTAAGCCATTTTAGATGATGCTGACGAACTTTCATTTTTTTTATAATATCGGGCATTTTTTCTGCAATATCAAACAAATTTATATCTGGTAATTCAGGTGCTTTTACAGATACTGGTGTTGCTTTTAATGATTCAGCTGCTTTTGTAGGTGTATATACAGGTGATACTTTTGCAGGTGATACTTTTGCAGGTGATACTTTTGCAGAAACTGGTTGTGCTGCTTTTGGTGGTACTGCTTTTGGTGATACTATTGGTGTTGCTTTTGTAGCTATTGGTACTGATGCTGCTTTTGGTGTTGCTTTTGGTGATACTATTGGTGTTGCTTTTGGTGGTACTATTGTTGTTGCTTTTGTAGCTTTTGGTACTGGTGCTGCTTTTGGTGATTTAGATGATGTTAATCTATTATATAATGCACTAAGACCACCATTTTGTAAACTTTTTGAATTTTTTAGATCTAAATATTTTTCTTTATATTTTAAATATTTTGAATAATATTTTTCGTCAAAATGATTCATATATATATATATATGAGTAAAAATAATTTTTTAAGATATAAATAATATTTTTTGAGTATATAATAAAATTGAAAAATATAATTATTTAAATATAGTATTATATAATTAAATAATGGCTTCTAAAGATATTAAAGATAAAGACATTGATGTTATTGTTCTCGAAAAAATAAAATCAATAGATGGATTTGCAACAAATAAATTAAAATTAAAATTTACAGGAACTGAAGTAAATTTTATTTTAATAAATACATTAAGAAGAATAGCAATGAGTTTATTAGGTTCATTTGCATTTGATCCGGATTATATAAATATTGAAAGAAATACATCAATATTTGATAATAATTATATGAAATTACGAATTGCAAATACGCCAATAATTAATAAGGATTATAATAAAATGGTTGTTAAAAATACTGAAGAGTTAATAACAAAATTTTTAGAACAAGAAATTAATGCAAATACATCTATTTTTGAAATGAAAAAAGATGAATTACAATTATTAGCAGAAGTAGAAGAAAAGAAAAAAGAAATGTTAGATAATTTACATATGTCTATTGAAGCAAGAAATAGAACTGATCAAATTATGGAAGTAACAACAAATGAACAATTTACAAGTTTTTTTGTTAAAGATAAAAAAGTAGGAGATATATATCCAAAAGAAGTATTAATAATTAAACTAAAACCGGGTGAAGATTTTATATGTACAGCAATCGCGAATTTAAATATTCCAATGATTAATAATATATATTCATCTTGTACAATTTTTAGTTATGAAGAAATTAGTGAGAATGATTTTGAGGTTGTAATTGAATCACAACGTCAAATATCTGAAGAAGATATTATTAAAAGATGTTGTAAAATTTTAATTTTAAAGATGTCAAATATTAGAGATAAATTAATTGATAAAATTCAACAAAAATATGATAATGAATATGAAGCAGAAATTAAAATTGAAAATGAAAATCATACTTTAGGAAATATTTTAACAAGATGTCTACAAGATCATAAAAATATGGAATATTGTGGTTATAAAATTGATCATCCAGATATTAATGAATTAACAATTAGATTTAAAACAGAAGGAAAAAAATTCACTCAAATACTAGATGATGTTGTAAAAAAACAAATTAAAATATTAGAAAAAATAATTAGTTCTGTATAAATTTGCTTTATTTTTGTATAAACTTGCTTTATAAAAATATATTAAATATTTCTTTTTTGATTTATATTAAATGAATATAAATCGCCTATTTCTGGATTAATAAATTTAATAGTCATAATATTATCATTTATTTCATGTACAGTAAAACCGATTTTATCACTTGCAAAATATGATTGAAAAATTTGATTAACAGGACCTGTTTTAGATCCTGCACCAGAAACAATATAGTGTGTATTATCATCATATAAATATTCTAAATCATGACAATGACCACATGCATATAGATCAACATTATATTTACTAAATAAAGGTTTAAGTATAGTAATCATTTCATGATTGGAAGAGTGAAATCCACCTGAATATATATTATAATGACCTATCACAATTAGCCAATCAGCAGTAGATGATAACAATGTTTTTTCTAACCATTGTAATTGTTTATCTCTTTCTATATCATTAATATTATAATTATTAATAACATAATGTGGTAATAATTGTTGTGATGTTTGAACAGCTAATAAAACAGTATCTAGAGCAACAACCTGAATAGTTTTATTTGTAGCATAATTTGTAGCATAATTTCTAACAAATGTATAATAATTTGAAGGCATAAACCATCTTTCATCTTTTTTTTGTAAATAATAATCTATTTGTGCTTTAGGATTTTGAAAATAGTCATGATTACCTAAAACGGAATACCATGTACAATATAAATTTGGTGCTGTAAACATATTTCTATAACAAATATCCCATAGTGGATCATCTACAGAATTAACACCATGTGGATAAAAATTATCACCCAAGCTTAAAACAAAATCAGGTTTTTTAATTATAGAGTATTTATTCATACTATTTGCAACTTGTTTTAGTCCATCATTATTAGTTCCCCAATCACCAATAGTATAAAAAATCATTTATTATAATAATATATTTTAATATTCAACCAAATTTGAACTATATATTTCTAATACTTCTTTTACAATTTCATCTCTTTCAATATCATCATTATTAAATGTAATACTACTAATGCTATCAGATCGTTTATCTTTAAACTTATCCAAAAAATCTTGCAATCCATTAATATCATTATGACGATCATGTTGTTCTAAATCACCAGTAATAATTAAACGTGAATTTTCTCCTAATCTAGTTAATAACATTTTCATTTGTGATACTGTTGAATTTTGCATCTCATCAGCAACTATACATGTATTTTTAAAAGTTCTACCACGCATAAAACCTAATGGAACAATTTCAATAGTTTTTTCTGTCATCATTGCTTTAACTTCTGTTGGATAAATAAAATTATGTAATATATCATGAATAGGTCTTGTCCATGGTGCCATTTTATCTTCTATTGTACCTGGTAAAAAACCTAATTCTTCATCAACAGATACAGCTGGTCTAGTAAAAATTAATTTTTCATAATTCCCTAATAATAAATTATGTATTCCATATTCAACACCAAATAATGTTTTACCTGTACCAGCTGGTCCAGATGCTATAATTATCTTGCGTTTAGAATCATTCAAATAATATAAATATTTTTTTTGTGATGCATTTCTTGGTTTAGATAACTTGTTCAATAATATATTTTTTTCATTAGTTGATATATGATTAAAATTTTCATACATTTTTTTATCATTATAAGATTCTAAATCCTCTAATAAAATATCATCAATGTACTTTTTATTATTAGCATTTTTATTTCCCTTTTTTTTCATTCATAATATATATACATATATTAAACTAATTATTAAAAAATAATAATTAGTTTATAAAAATTAAATGAAGTTAATAAATAAAATTATTCAAGTAGCTGTTTAATATAAATATTTATATATTTTGAAAAAAATGTGTTTGTTGATTTAATCATTCTTGTATTTTTTAATAAATATTTTATACCATGCATTATATTAACAAAATCTTCAACTGATACATGTCTTCTTAAATGATTAATAATATTACTGCTATTTCTAATTTTCATTTTTGATACTAGTGTTTGTAATACTGCTATTTGTTTTCTTAATGCTGAACATTCAATTGCTTTTAAGACTTCATATTCATCAGAATTTATTTTAACATATGTATTATCAGTAAAATTAAAAATAGTAAATTTTACTACTAAATCAAATAATGCTTCTGCCGTATATTTGAAAATTATAAATAACATACCCGTAACATCAATATCTTTGTCATTAATTTGTAAATTTTCTACAATATTCTTCTTTTCTTGGTAATCTTTAATTCTAAAATTATTATCATTGCATTGATAAATATAAATATATGAAAACCATCTATTTGGATAATTCGGATTCCTCTGTTTTTCAATTAAATATTGATCTGAATGTATTTTGGTTAGACTAAATTTTCCATTTTCTAAATAACTTTTAATAATTATACCCTCTGTTATTTGTGTATCCATCGTATTTAAAAAACTAACAGCACTCTCCATATTTTCAAATTTAATCGCATATTCCGCAAATGGTAATCTGTCAATTATAATATCTCTTTGACTCTCTTTTTCACGCGTAAATACATGTACCAATTTTTTATAATTTAATCCTAAACGTGATGTATAATCAACAATATTTTTATTTTCATGATGAACTAATACAAAATAATAACAAATATTTGTATTTAAAAATGTACCCATTGTTTCACGACTTAAATTAAATTCTGCTAAACATTCATCAAACATTACTCCAAAACTTTTATTTTTATTGTAAAAATATGATTTGTCAATATCTCCACATCGTGTTGTTGTAAAATACCATCTGTCTTTATGATAAAAAACAGATATTAAACTACCTTCATAACTTTCTTCATACTGATTTGTTGCTAAAATTTCATTATTTTCAATATATTGTTGCAATGTGCAACTAATAATATTTTCATGGGAATATGATATTACTTTTGGAATACTAGAAATATCAATAATAATACTTCTACATTCATTGTATAAATCAATATTATCGTTGTCGGTTTTGTCAAAGTTATTATGAATTAAAATTAAATCATCTGATATATTTTTAATAAATAATTTCTGATAAAAATTATTCTTGAAATAATTTAGTATGCTATCAAAACTAATATCAGAAATTTCATCGAATAATTTATAAACATTGAATTGGATCGACATTATTACATTTAGTATATTTTTACTTTTAAATATAATTAATTCAATTTTTTTTCATAAACAATATTAATAAATGTATATTGATAAAATTGATGAAATATTAGATAATATTATAGATAAAGAATATGAATATATGAAAAAAGACAAGATTTTAAATATATCAAAATATACAGGTGTAGGTGTTAAAAATTTTATTGAAAAATAT